TGGACTGAAGAAAACGCAGGTATTCAAATACAAGAGTCAAACGAATTAAAATCAAAGTATAAGTTAGTAGGACCTAAACTAAAAAAAGTATTAGAAGATAATACACCTGGTTCAATAGAACAAATACTAGAACTAGCACCTTATACACGTAGTATAAAAATCATAGGTGGTGAGCCTCTTATTATGAAAAGACAATATGAGATGTTACAGGCACTAATAGATAGTGGCGATTCAAAAGAAATTATAATAAAATTTCAAACAAACATGACTAAAATGGCTAGAGGTAAACATAATATATTTAAATTTATACCACACTTTAAACTTGTAACTATGGTCGCTTCTGTAGATGGTATAGGTAAAACTATTGAGTACATGAGAAGAAGAACAGATTGGCCTGAACTAGTTGACAATATAGAACAAGTTAAAAAATATCCTAACGCAGTCGTAGATTTTAATGGTCTAGTTTCTTTTTTAAGTGTTATGAGATTTTACGAAGTTGTAGATTGGTGTAAAGACAATCCTGTTATAGATCAAATCAATTGGGCAATGTTAGAAAACCCTAAACACTTTGCAGTACATAACTTGCCTAAAAAATTAAAATTAGAACTAATAATAAAATATTCAAAGTTTCCTGACATTGTAGCTGCGTTAGAAAAAGAAAACGATTCAGATGTAAATATACAAGATACATTTCAATACTTTTTACAACAAGATAGATACTATGTTGGCACTAAATGGGAATCACATTTGTTTGATGTTTTTCCTGAACTAAAAGAATTTTACGATCCTAATTATGTATCGCCAGATGAATTAGATAAAAGGATGCAAACTGAATTGAAGAAAGGTATAGAAAAGGTCTATGAAGAAGACTTATTAACTTAATATATACTATAACAATATAATGGAGATCATATGACATTTGACGAACTACAGGCACTCGCCGATAAAGACCTAAAAATAAATGATACTGAACTTGATTTAGAATCATTAAAAACACCACAACTACATAACAAGTATATGAAGTTTCATAATCAATATACTAATCTATTAAAGAAGTCTGAACAAGACTTGGCAAGATTAACAAGAGAAAAATGGGAATACTATACAGGCAAAGCAGACCCTAGTGTGTATCAAGTAAAACCTTTCAATCTAAAAATATTAAAACAAGATGTTGACAAGTATCTTAAATCAGATGACGAACTTATTAAGTTAGACCAAAAAGTAACTTATGTACAAAGTGTTGTTGACTACCTAGATAGAACAGTTAAGATTATTTCTAATCGTGGCTTTCAAATTAAGAATGCTATAGATTGGCGTAAGTTTACATCTGGTGTAATCTAAAATGCAAAACATCATAGTTGACAAGGTCAATGACGTGTACCTACGCATTGACGCAGACGCAAGTATCCGTAGAGAGTTATCAGATTATTTCTCATTTGAAGTACCTGGTTACAAGTTTACACCTCAATTTCGTAATAGAGTTTGGGATGGTAAAATACGGTTATACTCGTATGCTACAGGTCAATTATATGTTGGATTGTATCCTTACTTAAAAGACTGGTGTAAGAAGAAAGATGTACATATTGTCGAATCTAGTGAAATCCTTGCACATAACAGCGGCATAGCCGCCGATATAGACGGCTTAATCAAGTCTTATGATCTGTCTATCACTCCGAGGGACTATCAAATTAATGCTTTCAAATTTGCGTTAGAATATGAAAGAGGTCTAGTTTTATCACCTACTGCCTCTGGTAAGTCACTTATTATATACATGCTCGCTAGACATTATATGAATATGATAAACAACAATATTCTAATCATTGTACCAACAACATCACTAGTAGAACAATTATACAAAGATTTTAAAGACTATGGTTTTGATGTAGAAACAAATGTCAGTAGAAAATATCATGGTTATGATATAGATGAAGATAAACGTATAGTAGTATCAACATGGCAATCACTATACAAAATGCCTAAACAATTTTTTGAAGACTATGGTGCAGTTATAGGTGACGAGGCACACTTGTTTAAGGCTGTATCATTAACAAAGATAATGACAAAACTAACAGATTGTAAATATAGAATAGGTCTTACAGGTACGTTAGATGATAGTAAAACACACAAGTTAGTATTGACAGGTCTATTTGGTATGGTCAATAAAGTAGTATCAACGGCTGAGTTGATTGAGAGAAAACAACTTGCAAATTTAAAAATTAAATGTCTGAACTTGAAGTATCCTGAAACAGAAGCTAAAAAAGTATATGGTGTAAAGTACTTTGAAGAACTAGAATACTTAACTCAAAATAATGCTCGTAATAAATACATACGAAATCTAACCTTAGCACTTAATGGTAATACATTGTGTCTATTTCAACTTGTTGAAAAACATGGAGAGATTTTATATAAACTAATTAAAGAAAAAGTAGACCCAAAGCGAAAAGTGTTTTTCGTTTATGGGGGAACTGAAACAAATGATAGAGAACAAATCAGAGCAATCACAGAAAAGTCGGACAACGCAATTATTATCGCTTCTTTCGGCACCTTTAGCACTGGTATCAATATTCGTAATTTACACAATATTGTTTTTAGTAGCCCTAGTAAGAGCCCTATAAGAATATTACAATCTATAGGACGTGGGCTTCGTGTCGGCGATAAGAAACAGTCTGCTACAGTCTATGATATTTCAGACGACCTTACATACAAAGATAAAAAGAACTTCACATTAACACACTTTCAGGAAAGAGTTAACATCTATAATAGAGAAGGCTTTGACTATGAGATACACAGCGTGGATTTAAAATGATTTCAGACGAAGACTTTAAATTTTTATTAGATAAAAGTCAAGGCTCTAAAAAAATATTAGAGATAGGTACAGGTACGGGTAAAAGTACAGCTGCTTTACGACTCAACGCTGAGGTGTACACCATTGACAGAAACGATATATTTGAGTATAATATAGATTGTTATAGATTTATTACTGAAAGTAAAGTTTATTGGGAAGAATATTTACATTATGACTTTGACTTTGTTTTCATAGATGGTTCTATAACAAAATTAGATTGTGAACAAATATTAAAAAGAACAAAGGACTCTTTTAAAATAATATTCCATGACTATATACCAGGTGAACAAGACCCTGGAAAAGGTAAAGGTTATTACAATATGAAAGTATTTAAAGAAACAGCTTTATTAGACTACGCAATGCAAGAGGAATTAGGTGGCTCTCATTGTGCCATATTAACGCTTAAGAAAGATAAATAGTTATATGATTAATCGTGCTGAAGATAAACAGGTTAAGATAATCAGACTGGTTTCGGGAGAAGAAATCTGTTGTAAATTCCCTTTACATAAAAACCAACTACCTGAAAACTCTAAACTATTAAGGTTACAAGAACCTATGCTAATCAAATACGTACCTCGTATTACTGAGCAAGGTATATCTGATTATATTGCACTAGTAAAATGGGTTGGTTTTACAGATGAGAGAATAGTAACTATTCCTGTTGATAAAATTATTACAATATGCAATGCCACACAAGCATTTACTAAAAGATATAGTGATCTTTCACACTCACTAAAACACGCAAAACAGGCCTTACCAGGATTTATTGAAAGAGAAATGTCGGAAGAGGAGTTAGATAACGCCGCTTCCAATTATGAGAATGATGTTAATAAGGATGATATAAAAGAGATCGCTGACTTACTTAAAATGCCCTCAAAGAAGTTGCACTAGAGGTAGCTATTCTCCTCGGTAACAACCCACATGGGTATTATATAACGGGAATTGAATTAAGTCAAGCACCTATGAGATTAAATTATGCCAGGCAAATGGGACGGAAAGAGTAGAATTTCCACAGACAAATATAGACAGAATTTTGACAGGATTTTTAAAACAAATCCTATCGCTAAAGAGGTGCGTACTCCTAAATACAAATCCAGAATAGTAAAATCAAAGAAAGGAAAGGGTAGTTTCAAACGTGTAAAGCTTGACAAATTTGACAACCTGTAGTATTATATAATAATGAAAAGAATAAAGAAAAAACCTGAACATTATGTAGATAACAAATTGTTTCTACAAGCAATGATAGAGTTTAAAGATAAATGTGCTAAGGCAGAAAAACGTA